ACACGGCGGCGTGACGCGCCGTCCGGGTACAGAATACCTTGGGGAAGTCAAAGACAGCTCAAGCGTAACCCGGCTTATTCCGTTTGAGTTTAAGACTGCCGACACTTATGCGCTAGAGTTTGGCAATCAGTATATGCGTGTTTTCCGCAATGGATTGCAGGTTTTAGAAGATAGCGAAAAAAATGTCGCTGCAATTTCTCTTGCTGATCCCGGCGTTTTCACAAGCGGTTCGCACGGCCTAAGCGATGGCGATGAGGTTTATTTATACAACGACAGCGGCGACATGACAGAGCTGGCTGCGCGTAATTATCTTGTTGCTAACGTGACATCAAATACATTCACGCTGCAAGACTTGTTCGGCAATGACATTGATACGACAGGTTTTACAGCTTATGGCGGGTCTGGCATTACAGTTGATAAGCTGTATCAAATCAGCACGCCATATACATCTGCGCAGATCAATGATGTACGCTTTGCGCAATCTGCTGACACAATGTACCTTGTGCATCCAAGCCATGCTATTCGCACGCTGTCCAGAACGGATCACAATGCTTGGACAATTGCCACTGCCACAATTACTGGATCTCCGACACCTGCTTTAACAGGAACCGACAATTATCCATCTGTTGTTTCATTCTTTGAGCAGCGGTTGGTCTTTGGAGCTACAAACAACAATCCCCAGACTTTGTGGTTTTCTAAAAGCGCAGACTATTTAAACTTTACAACAGGCACGGCTGATGACAATGCGTTGATCTATACAATCGCATCAAACAAAGTGAATGCAATTCGCTACCTGTCTGCAACGCGGATTTTGAACATTGGCACATCTGGCGGTGAATATGTGTTGACAACCACAAACAGTGGGCCTGTCACGCCTACGTCAACTGTGATCCGCAAGTATTCCAACTATGGCTGCATTGACAGCGAAGTTGTGCAGGTTGCTGACGTTACTTTGTTCGCCCAGCGCGGTGCGCGTAAGGTGCGAGAGTTTCGTTACATCGGTGAGGTTGATGTGGCAGGCTATGCTGCACCTGACATCACGATCCTTGCAGAGCATTTGACTGAAGGCGGCATTCAGGAGTTTGCCTACCAGCAAGAGCCAGAAAGTATTATCTGGGCGCGTAGAACTGACGGCACGCTGCTTGGCCTGACATATCGTCGGGAAGAGGAAATTGTTGCATGGCACAAGCATGTGATTGGTGGTTCATTCAACGGCGGGCAAGCTGTTGTAGAAAGTATCATTACACTGCCAACAGACAGTGGCGAAGACGAGCTGTATATGATTGTTAAGCGTACTATTAATGGTACTACAAAGCGCTACGTTGAAGTAATGAAGACGTTTGATTTTGGTGGCGACACGACTGCTGCATTCTTTGTTGACAGCGGTTTGGTTTACGCAGGGTCAGCGACAACAACGCTATCAGGCTTGTATCACCTAGAAGGTGAAACAATGTCGGTGCTTGCGAATGGTGCAACGCATGCTGACAAGGTTGTTTCTGGCGGTGGCATAGGGTTGGATTTTAGCGCAACAAGCGGAGCTGTGGGATTTGGCTACACAAGCGAAATGCAAACGCTGCGCCTAGAATCTGGATCATCTGACGGCACATCTCAGGGCAAACCAAAACGCATTCACGATATTACTGTGCGCTTCCATGAAACTGTTGGCGCAGAAGTCGGAACAGATAGCGCGAATGCTGACCGCATCTTTTTCCGTGACAGCTCTATGAATATGGACGAAGCTGTGCCATTATTTACAGGAGATAAAGAAATCGAGTTTGCGGGCGGTTTCACTGACGGTGATCGCATCTATGTGCGGCAATCACAGCCACTACCAATGACGGTTCTAGCGTTGTATCCACGCATGAACACGTTTGATTTGTGAGGTGATTAGATGGCACTGTTTGAGATTTTAACATTAGGGGCAACAGTCCTCGGTGGTATTAGCGAGAAAAAAGCTTCTAACAGAGCTGCCGAAGCTGCACGCGAAGTCGGAGAGTTCAATGCTGGCTTGATTGAGCGGGACATTGACCTGCTTGAAAAACAGCGTGAAATCATCAACCGCAATGCCGTCTTACAAGAGCGGGTTGATCGTTTTCGTTTTGCCGAAAGTCAGGGGTCTGTTGTTGCTCAGTACAGCGCGGCTGGCATTGATGTGTCGCACGGTACGCCAATGCGCGTGTTGCGACAAAATGCGCGTGAGTTTGAATATGACCAAGCCATTGCTGACTTTAATAACGCTGTCACCAACATGCAGATCAATGATGCGCAAGAGAACGCGCGATTGAGCGCAGAGCTGTCACGCATGGAAGGCGGTGCGCAGGCTGCTGGATTGAGGGCGCAAGGCACAACAAGTTTGATCCAGAGCTTCGGTTCGGCAGCTCGGTTTGGCTACTCTAGTGGGATGTTTGGCTGATGAGAATACCAATATACAGATCGCAGATGCGCCCAACATCAGAAGCCCCTGGGGCGCGTATTACGGCTAGAAAGAACGCTACGCCATTTGTTCAGGCAGCGTTGGCGAAAGGCGGCGTTGTAACTGAGATTGCAAAGCAGGCTGCTGAGTATAGCAACATGCGTTACAAAATGTTGGTTGAAACGCAAAAGAACGAAGCAATCTTTTCTGCCAAAGAAGCTTTGAACGAATTGTCACGCACGTTGGAAAAGAGCGAAGACATCGGCAACATCTTTGATGGCGAGATGAAGTATGAGGAAGGCGTTAAGGGCGTTTACAATGAGATGCGTGCCAAGGTTGGCAAAAATAGGTACGCGCTAGAAGACTTTGAAAACAGCTTTCGTCAAATGGAAATACCAATCAAGTTCCGCTTGAAAGAGGTTGTTGACATTAAGATTGAAAAGCGCAGGCAGGCTGCGCTGAAGGCGCTAGAGGATCAGCAAGTTAATACGCTGTCCGATCCGTACCTTGATTATACATCTGATGATTTGATCCTGTCGCAAGCTGGATTGCAAAGCATTCACGATCAGGCTGTCGCAACTGGCGGCGTAAACCCACAGATCATGGGCAACGTAAGTGAGCGGGTTTTGTTAAAGGCTGCTAAGAATGTCATGCCTGCCTATGCGGGTCGTGATCTGGATCGGGCTATGCAGTTGCTAGATGTTTATGATCAACTAGACAGAGTTCGAGCTGGTGAGATTGAAGCGTCAGAAATGGCAATTAGTGGAGAAATCCCTAATCACGTTTTGAATATGCTGCAAACTTTGCCACCAGATGAGGCAACAGCAATTCTTGGCGACACCTTAAAAAGCGCGGCTGCGTTCTTTAACGTCCAAGAAAAGATTGATGATGAAGTAATTGAAACGCAAAACCAGCGTAACACGAAGGCTTACAACTTTGCGCTGTCTGTTAATATTGGTGAGGAGGTTCCAGCGTCAACGATGGAAGCAATACTTTCGCCATCTGACTTTGCGAAATTTACAGAAGACTATGGCGAGAACGCAAAAATATCTGGGCTTGAGGCGAAGAACTTTATTGAAGGCGCTCTAAACGGTCAGTTTTGGATGGATAAGACGCAGCAGGAAGCTTTGCGTGCAGAGCTTGATATTACTGGTGAGGTTAAGTTTGCCCCGGCAGGCAAGGGCAGTGAGACTGTATATAGCAAGCTTATGGGCTTGGCAGAAGCTGGTGAGCTAACAGTCACCGAGCTAAACGCAAATTCATCTAGTATTACGGCATCTCAAAACCGTGAGCTAACGCTGAAAATCTTTAACGAGGGTGACGAAGCTCTTAACGAAGCATCTAAAATTATCAAAAGAAGTTTTAGATATAATGAGCTTGATGCTGTCCAGGATAATCCAAAACTAGCAAGAGCATCTAAAACAGCGTTTGAGGCCGCTGATGCTGAGTTGCTTTTGGAATATAGTGAACGGCAGTCTGCGGGCAACCCAATGACACGCTCAGAGTTAAGAGCGCTTGCGTTAGAAAAAGTTGAAAATTTTAAATCAATTTTTGCTGAGGCTTTGCGTGAAGAGTATGAAGCTGACATTGCTCAGTTTTCAGATCCGCATCCCGGTCTATCAATTGACCCCGCCGATCCAATTGGATCAATTGATGCATGGTACAACAGCTTGAGCGAAACAGCTCAAGGAACTAAAAGAAATGCATACGCGGTGATGAAGGCGCGTATTAAAGCTAAGTACGCAAACACAGGACTGTACTAATGGCTGATTTATTAAACGACAACACAGACTTTGAAGTCAGCAAGTATTACGATGCGCAAGAGATGAATGATGCCGGGTTTGATCCAGCAATCATTAAAGACAAGAAAAGCGTGTTTAATCCTGAAAGCGGCATGAATGACATCCTAACGTCCATGCCAAGCGGCGGCTACGTTAAGATTGGCGAGGAAGAGCCAGAGGTCATGGCAGAAGCGCCAGAGCAACCAATGATGCCCGGCGCGTCAGATGTAGCGCCTGCGCAGGCGGCAGCCGAAGAAGCAAAGAGATTGCAGGAGATCCAAGGATCGTACACCTTGGACGATCTGCGGGCTGCTGGGTACACTGATGAGCAAATCAGCGCTGCTGGCCTAGATGTGCAGCCAGAGCCTATGACAGAGCAAGAGATTGCGCAGTATATCTCTGAGGGCGCACCATTAGTTGATGCCGATCCTACGCTGCGCGATCAGGGCGCACAGATTGTTTCAACCTATGTATTTGATGCGGCAGTTGCAGGTTTGCGTGATGAGCTGGCAGAGCAAGGCATGGGGCCAGAAGAGATTGAGCGCACAGTTAAGGCGCGAGAAGGCGAGCTATTCCGCGAGGCTGAAGTTTACTCTAACGCGCTGTTTGGAACAGGCGCGACAGGTTACGAGGTTGGACTTGGCGATTTTCTAACAGCCGGGGCGATGGACATCCAGGAAGGTTATCGGATGTTCAACCAGCAGCGCGGTGAGGGCGGCAGCATGGCAGGCCGAGCAATGGGTGCTGGCATAATGATTGCTGGCATTGCCGAAGCAACAGGCGTTGGGTATGCATTTGGTAAGCTGCTAAAACGTGGCATCAAAGTGCTAGAGCCTGAAATTATTCGCATGGGCGAAGAGGCGCAGGGACGAATTGATGCAGAGGGCGCAACGCTGTTTAGCAACCCGGTAGGGCCAATCGTGGATCGTGGCTTGGCTGCGGCGGGGAGGTTGGTTGCGCCCAAGCTAGAAGATGGATTGCCTGGGCGCATATCTACTCGATTGCCAACAGCTAAAGCTGCAACAGAAGACCCAATGACAGGCGAGCTAATCGTTGGCTTAGAAGAGATGAAGACGGAACCAGCATTGTATGAGTTCAACGTCAACATCACTAAAGATTATCCAAACATGCAGACCGTTGAGGGCGAGAGCGTTGACGAAACTGCCGAGCGTTTTATTGAGCATGTAAAAGACAACTTGCTTTATATCCACGATAAGGTTCCTGCCGACACTAGAGTGCGCAGCCAAAAGTGGTATGACGGTGCAAGAGCGATTACGGATCGTTGGTCAGAAGAGTACGGCGTTCCTGATACATCTATAGCTGGCGCACTGGCAGCATTGTCGCCACAAAAAGATTGGTATCAAAATGTTAGTTTAGCGCAACGTGTTTTAGATGTGGCAATCAAACAAAAAGATTTTATTTTTGCTGATGAAATGGAGCAAACATTTAGATCCTTACCATCACTTAATAAGCCTAAGTATGAACCAATGCTGGAAGCTATTAAGGGTAAATCATACACTGAGATTGTAGATGAAGACCCTGCGGTTCAAGCAACATTAAGAGCATTGTTTGTTCGTCTTTATGACCAGACATACAATAAGCCCGACTATCAGATTGTCGGCCCAGAGGGTGACATGCTTGATTTTGCGACGACAGCATCTGGCGCACGCAAGAAAGCAGCCTGGGGTTCACTAAATGAAATTGGCAAGGCCGTTGCATCTATTGATGTCAATGGTGATGTAAACACAATTTCAAGATTGATGGGTGAGCGACACAAGGTGCGCAATTTCTACAATAACATTTACGATCCAAATTCTCCGTTTGGAGATGTGACAATTGACACTCACGCTGTTGCGGCTGGGCTGTTGCGCCCACTGTCAGGCAATTCATTAGAGGTTGATCACAACTTTAAGAACATGAGCGTGAAGGGCCGAGGCACCACAAAAGGTTCGGCAAAATCTGGCGTATCTGGCAACTATGGCCTTTACGCAGAGGCATATAGACGAGCAGCAGCAGAACGTGGTATCTTACCTCGACAGATGCAGTCAATAACATGGGAAGCTGTGCGCGGTTTGTTTACTGACAAATTCAAGCAAAGCGCAAAAAATGTTGCTGACATTGATGCGATTTGGCAACGATACAAAGACGGTGAGATAGATTTAGATGAAACAAGGAGATTGGTAGATGAACGAGCAGGTGGAATTAACCCCCCAAGCTGGGAGTGATGATGGAGTGTTGGCATTGATGAAGCGTTTCAATCTGCCAATGACCCGAGAGCAATATATTGAACTTGCCTTTCTTGGCGAAGCGCCAGAGCTTGGCGCTGAAGAAGAGGCGGGTTTACCAGAGCAGTTTCAATTGAAGTGATGTAAGTATGGCCATTGATCCAACCCAGCTAGCAGAAGACCAAGAAGCCCGGCAGCGTGCCGACATTGCAGGCGCACCTACTGAGTTTGCCAAAGGGCCAGAGCAGGAAGGTATTCAGGTTGCTGGTGTTGGCGATCTATTCAGCTTGCTGGGCAAGTTAGAGCCAAGGGTTTCCAAGCCAACCCCGCCGTCAGGCGTAGTTGGGACAGCCCCTCGCGTTCCAACGCCACAAGAGCGCGGCCTAATGGAAGCGCCAGAGCTGTATTCTGAAGCAGCCACAAAGCGCGAGTTGGCACCTCAGATACTTAGCCCAGAAGGCGTGCAGACATTTGAAGAGCGTGGTTTAAAAGCCCCGGCGATTGGTGAGGAAGCGCCAGCCGACACTTTGGTTGATGCACAATCTGCCTTGGCTGATGAGGCCGCAGAGGCAGAAGCAAACGCAATTGATGTCAATGAGCAAGCCAAGGCGGCACTGAGAGCTGAGAAGCAGGGCTTTAAGCCAGAGACAGGCGTGGCTGCTGAAGAGGTTGCGGACGAAGTTCTAACGCGCATCAGCACAAAAGATCAAAACATTAAGTCGCTGCAAGATGGTGGCGATTTTAATTTTGACTACATTGACAGCCAAGATGACGTAAAGGCAGTCATCACGGCGATTGGTGATGTTTACGAAGATGAAACAGTTGCACGCAAGCGTGGTAACATTCCAAACGACAAAACAGTCTTTGACGCGCAGCAACTGCTGCTGGATGAGATTGGCTTTACTGGTGAGCTGTTGCAGCGCCAGATCGGCGATGGCGCGCTGACTGCCGCGCAGTTTGTTGCGGCACGCGAATTGTTGGTGCGTAGTGCAACTAAGCTTGAAGACTTAGCGAAGCAAATCAAGAGCGGGCAGGCAGATGCATCTGTGCGCCTAAAGTTTCGCAGGCAGCTTGCGATCCACAGCGGCATTCAATTGCAGCTAAAGGGTGCGCAGACAGAAGCTGCTCGGGCATTGCAATCATTCAAGATCCAAGTCAGCGGCGAGCTGGATGCAACGCGCTATGCCGAGGAGGCGCAACGGTTGTTGGCAGAAAGCGGAGCTGACGGCGTAACAGATGCAATGGCAGATCGCTTGTTAAAGGCTGGCAAAGAGAACGGCCTAAAAGGCATCAACGATTTTGCCAATGGCGGCTGGTACGCAAAGACAAAGCAGATGGTGCATGAGGCGTACTTGGCAGGCTTGCTGTCATCCCCGGCAACGCAGGCAAAGAACGTGATTGGTACAGCTTCTTTCATGCTGTTTCAATTGCCAACAGAAGTATTCGCAGGAATGTATGGCAGCGTAGTGCGCGGAGCGCGTAAACAGCTTGGCATGCGTTATCCAATCAGCGAAGATCAAGTGTACATGGAAGACGCACTGTTGCGCCTAAAAGGTTGGTCAGATGCGTTTGGTGATGCAATGAAAGCTGCATCAATCGCATGGCGCACTGAGATGCCGTCAGGCGCAAGTAAGCTGGATGTTGAGCAGTATGCTGCGACATCAGGCCAAAGCAACAGCTTCTTTGCAAAATCACTTGATGAGCTTGGCAAGCGCATTCGCATTCCGTTTAGGCTGTTGCTATCTGCCGACGAGTTTACAAAGACAATCTCCCAGCGCGGTGAGTTTTACACAGCGGTTAATAAACGCTATCAGCATTCACTGCGCCAAGGCATGAGCAATCAGGAAGCACTTGACGAAGCAGGCATGCTGCTGCTTGATCCTCGGGCAATTGCAGATGACCTAGACTTTAAGGCTCGATTTGACACATTGCAGTCAGACTTGGGGATGTTTGGCAAAGTGGCAGGCATGATGCAGCGCACATTGCTTGGCCGATTTATCATGCCATTTGTGACAGCGCCAACAAATGCCTTGCTGCGCACAATGGAATACACGCCATTTAGCGTTAAGACAGTAAAAGATTTGTTTGGAGTAAATGGTCCACGCGCACAGCAATTAGCAGGTGGTCGCTTAACTCTTTCTTTAGGGGTTGTTTTAAAAACATACCAATACGCAATGGATGGCAGATTGACAGGCGGGATGCCCAGCGATCAAAAAACACGCGAGGCTTTGCCGCCGGGTTGGCAGCCATACAGCTTTGTGCTGAAGGGCGAAGGCTTCCCAGAAGGCATGCCGCTGTATGATGCGTTTGGCGTTCCTAATGGGCCGCTTCTATATGTCAGCTATGCAGGCTTTGAGCCTGTCGGCGGCATCCTTGCAATTACAGCAGACACAGTACAACGCGCCAACAAAACAAACGATCCAGAGTTGCAGCAAAACTATGCGCACGCAGCAGCAATTGCGACAGCAGAATATTATAAAGAGCTGCCAATGCTGCAAGGCATTGCGGATGTCGTTGCATTTATGGATGGCTTTGACGCAGCCAAGCTTGCAAGAAGCTACGCAGAAAGTGCAACGCCAACTGGCCTGCCAAATCCGCTAAGTTCGTTACAACGAATGTTCCAACGCTTGGCAGATCCAACAGGCGTGCGTCCGCGTGAGGATATTCAGTATTACACAATGGAAGACTTGGAAGAGACATACGTTGATGAAGACGGTGTTACGCAGTTCAAGTATGCCAAGGCTGATGGATCAAAGAACTACGCAATTGTTGGCACGCCTAAAAGCGGTGGCGGCAGAATGATTGCAGAGTTCTTTGCAGAGATGGACGCGCTGCAATCTAAAGACAGCTTCTTCCGCGATGAGCGGGATCGCAATGCAGTCGTTTACGACACGCTCGGCGTAGCGCGTGGCGAAGATGAGTTTAGCTTTGCAGCCCGCCCAGGCGCTGCGTTGTTTAGCAATCTGTCAGGCTTGCGCCTAAAGAAAGGCGAAGAGCTGGAAAGCTACGAGAAAGAGCTGATCCGCTTGCAGGCAATGACAAATGTTTGGCCTTTGACCAACCCTGAAAGAATGGGAACGATTAAGTTGAGCTACGGCATGCAGTCTGATTTGGTTAATATGGCTAAAAACGAAATCAGCGTTTATCGCAGCGGCTACGGCAATCTAACATTCCGTCAAACACTAGAGGCGGTGACATCATCTTTGTCATATCAAGCGCTGACTGACAAAGAGCGTGTTTCGCTTTTGCGGAGCATAAACAGTAAGTTTATAGATGAGGGCTTCAGGGCGTTGCTTGAATTGCCTGAATATGCGAATATGCGGACAGCATATGAACAAGTCCAGCGCCTCAAGGAAGAAGGTAGAAGATGACAGTATCAAGCAGCACAAACAGAGTATCGTACAGCGGCAATGGCACGCTGACGACTTTTGCGTATACGTTTAAGATTTTTGATGAAGGCGATTTGACTGTCATTCTTCGAGCAGCAAATGGCACAGAAACAGTCCAGACAATTACAACGCACTACACTGTCACAGGTGCTGGCAGCGCAAGCGGCGGTAATGTCGAATTTGTTACAGCTCCCAGCGCGACAGAAACCGT